TCCAAACGCCTTTACAGACGGAGAGAAGATCCGCATGGTGAACACGGTGGAAGGTCGCATTTACAAAGATATTTTGAGCAAATACGAAGGGGAAGAACCTGTATTTATACCATTTGCAGAAGGACAGGAGGAGCGGGAACTGGCGGTTCCCGTTCCGTTCACGGATGTGTATGTGTATTATCTCATCAGTATGATGGATTTTTACAACGGGGATTCCGACAAATACAACGACAGTATGATCTTATACAATGACGCATGGGAAAACTACGCGGCACACTATTTGCAGACACACACGCCGAAGCAGACGAATTTATGCGGCATGATTCCATTAAGGGGGTGGTGAGATGAAATTACCAAGACTGAGCGGGAGAGAAGCCGTATCGGACAGGCTGGTTTCTTTTCAAGGTATCAACGTACTGGATACGGCGTCACAGGGGGCATTTGTGGACATGGAAAACCTGTCCTCTGACCATTTCCCCTATCTGTCTATCCGAAAGCCCAGAGGGACCGTACAGAAGTTGACAAAGGCAAACGGGCTTTTGGTGCGGGAGAAGATGTTCTATGTGGACGGCACAGAAGTCTTTTACGATGGGAAGAAAGTGGGTGATGTGACGGACAGCGAAAAGACGCTGCTTTCCATTGGGGCATATATCCTGATTTTCCCGGATAAAATCTCTTACAACACCGCAGACGACAAGTGGGAGAGTATGGAAAACAGCTACACTTCCACGGGGACAGTCACATACAAACAATCCTATTTGACAGAAACGGATTTGGACGCAGAAGGGCAGGTATATGTAAAGATCGAGGCGGCAGGCATCAACTCAGGATTTGAAACGGGGGACGGCGTGGAAATCAGCGGTTTCAACGTGGAAAGTCTGAACAAAACCACGGTGCTGAAGGATGTGGGGGAAGGGTATCTCCTCATCGTGGGACCTATCGACAAGGACGGGAGCCAGACGGAGCCCATCACCATCAAGCGGACAGTGCCGGACATGGATTTTTACACCGTATCCGAAAACCGTTTATGGGGATGTTCCTCAAAAAACCATGAGATCTACGCGTCAAAGCTGGGAAGTTTTCGGAATTTCAACTGCTTTGATGGCGTGAGCAGTGACAGCTATGCCGCAACCATCGCCAGCGACGGGGATTTCACGGGAGCAATCACCTATCTGGGATATGTGATGTTCTGGAAAGAAAATGCCGTTTACAAGGTGTATGGCAATCGTCCTTCCAATTTTCAAATCGTGGAAGGGATGCTGCGAGGCGTTGCGAAAGGATGCGGGAAAAGTCTTTGCATCGTCAACGAGGTTTTATACTACAAGTCAGAAAGTAGCGTCATGAGTTTTCAAGGGGCATTGCCAACGGATGTGGGGGCGGTGCTGGAAGCTGGATACGGTGCGGCGGAAGCAGGAAGGATGGGAAACAAGTACTATATTTCCATGGAAAATGGGCTTTTTGTCTATGACACGGCAAAGGGGCTATGGCACCGGGAGGACAACACAAAAGGGAGATATTTTTCCACTTACGGAAGTGTGCTGTACTATTTGGACGGGAACACCATCAAGACCATGGAAGGAACGGATGAAGAAGTCATTGAGTGGTATGGGGAAACAAACGATTTTACATACAACATGCCGGACAGTAAATTCGTATCACGCTTTTCCATCCGCATGATGGTACCCAATGGGGCAGCAGTGGAAATCTACATCCAGTACGACAGCACGGAGGCATGGCAGCGATTGAAGCAGATCGGGGGCATGCGTACAAATGTTGTGAATGTGCCTGTGATTCCCAGACGGTGCGATCACTTCCGTTTACGCTTTGCGGGCTACGGTCCAGCGATTTTGCAGGATATGACCATTTATCTCACCAGCGGAAGCAACGAGCGGAGGTGATGCTATGGCTATTTACAGCGGGATCCAATTACCGGATATGGGAGGAATTGACGATAGAAAAGAACGACAGCAGATACTCAATTATCTTGCCCTGCTGGATGAAAAACTGCGGTACATGTTCCAGAACATCGATCCAGAAGAGAACTATACACCTAGTGCCTTCCAGAACTACATCAAGACAGAGAAAGGGCTTACCAGTCTACAAGTGGAGCAGGGGAAGATTTCTTCTCTGGTTTCGGACTTAGAGGGGAACTTTTCCCTGCTGGAACAGACAGTGAATGGGATTTCATCTACTGTGGCAGATATGGAGGGGAATATTTCCATCATTGAGCAGGAGGCGGACAAGATCAACTGGATTGTGGCTGGAGGCGGTAGTGCTTCCAGTTTTATGCTGACAAGCAGGATGGCAAAGCTGATTTCTGACGAGATAGAAATCTATGGACCTGTGACATTTAACGACCTTTCCACAGGAGGACGGTCGGAAATCAACGGGGACAACATCACAACCGGGCAGATACTGGCGGACTATATCGCCTTAGGCGGTTTGATGACTGTTTACGAGGACAGCTATAATACAAAATACGAGGGCGGATACATCGGGTACGGCAGAGGGGATGACGGCGAAGGCAGGACATACGGTATCATGATGACAGATGCCACAGAGAGCAGTCTTTTCATTGCAACAGACAGGGGCGCAAGAATGACAAATGGGAACAGCGCCGTGTACTGTTCATCTTCTGACGTAGTATTCACAACAGGTATTGAGTACTATGTGACGGACTTAAACTTATACTGCGGCACAGACGCGGTATCCAGACTGGGGACATCATCGAGGCTTTGGCGTGAGGTATATGCCGAGGTGGGAACCATCAACACATCTGACCGGAGGAAGAAAAACAGTATCAGTTATGATATGACGAAGTACGAAAAATTCTTTCTGGAACTGAAGCCGACACCATACAAAATGAACAACGGCACAAGCAACAGATTACACATAGGATTCATTGCCCAGGACATCGAAGAAAATCTGGCAAATAATGGGCTGACCAGCCTTGACTTTGCGGGATTTATCAAAAGCCCGGAATATTCAGAAGTAACAAGAAGCGGTGTACCGTTAGAAGGGGCAGAAATCGTGGACTACCGATACGCATTGAGGTATGGGGAATTTGTGGCACTGAACACCTACATGATACAGCAGTTATATAAACGAGTAGAAGCATTGGAGGGGAAAGCATGAAACTGAAGAAAAGAGCTATCATCGAAAGTCTGGACAGCGTGGCGAACCTGTACGGAAAGGAAATGGAAGCGGAAGCGGCGCTTTTGATGCTGGCAAACGCTTTGCGGCTGAACCAAGCGGCGGAAGAAGTGAAAAGTGAGCTGCAGGAGGCAACGAAGGACAGAGATACATGGAAGGCAGAAACGGATAGGATTCTGGAAGAAACAATGGAAGTGCCCATTCATACAGTGGATGTGCGGAAGATGGGGTGCAGGGTAAGTCCTGCCCAGATGCATAAGGTGCTGTTTTTGTTTTGAGTAAACTTTGTGTCTCAGGCTTTGCCTTCAAGCCGCAAAGTTGGAGACAGAGGAGGAAACAAGAAGTTCCAGCGACATTTTGTCTTGAAACTTCTGTTTCTGTCCTCGGCGGAAGTGAATTCCGCCTGCGGATTCCAAAAAAGAAGAAACTGAAAAATACCCTGCTGGAAGGCGGGGTATTTTTTATGCAAAAAAAAAGGACCGATCATATCAGCCCATTTCTTTGATGCGTTTTTGCAGGAAGCGGAATTGTTCTTCCATTTCTTCCGCGGTGATTGTGCCAGACTGCACAGCATGTTCCATATTTTTTTCATAAACAGTTTTGATTTTTGCTGCACAGGACATGGGATTGAGCATGCCGGGGGAAATATGATATTTCCCACTGGTGAGCAGGTCAAAAGCAGAATGAGAAAGAAGCGTACGGGAAATGGTGTCATAATCAACGGAGTTGTCATCCCATGTGGAAATTTCATCCGAAAAAGATTCCATCATGTTCCACACCTGTTTTTTCAGATCCGGCAGAGCCGAAGGCACAGACTGAGAGCATTGTTTTTCATATTCAGAAATGTGATACGCACAGAAAGACCAGAGTTTTTCCATGCGTTTTTTTATTTTTGCGCTGCGAAACAGAAACACGAAAATTCCCCCTTTTGGGTTCAATATAACACAGACGGAAAAGGTATGACAATAGACCTTTTCCACAAAAAGGGGCTGGGGGAAGTTTGCGTCTGATTTCTTTAGAATGAAAAGAAAAAAGGAGGTCGGACGATATGGCAAAAACACTGGAAGAGTATTTGAAGGAAAATCCAAATTTGAAGCTGGGACAGGCGGACATGGATCTGGGACGGCAGAACTTTGGGGCATTGGAAGAAATCATCAAGGCAAGACAGGACTGGGCGAACGCAACGACAAAAGAGGAAAAGGATGCAGCACACAATCGGGCGGAGAACATCAGAAAATATTATGGCAGTTACAGCGGCGGCACAGACGGCATGAGCGGACAGTACAGTCCAACATATGTAAAGCCGAGCAGTGCGGCGCAGGAGGACAATATACAGGCGATTTTTGACCGTTTGAACGGGGCATACAAGGGGAACGCGCCTACATGGACACCGAAGTATGAAAGTGAAATCGAAGATATTCTGGACGAAATCGGGAACCGTGATCCATTTGAATATGATTTGATGGACGACCCTATGTACCAGCAGTATAGAGACAGTTATATCCGAGAAGGGAAAAGAGCCATGGAGGATACAGCGGCGCAGACAGCAGCCATGACAGGCGGTTACGGCAGTACCTACGGGGCGACAGCGGCACAGCAGAGTTACGACCGTTATTTAGAGGGGCTCAATGATGTTGTGCCACAGCTGGAACAGAACGCATACGGCAGATACCGGGATGAGTTGGGAGATCTGTATAACCAGATGGGAGCGCTTCAGCAGGAAGAAAGCAGGTTGTTTGGACAGTATGCCACAGAAAGAGGATTCAGTCAGCAGGATAGGGATTTTGCTTACAATGCCATGCTGGCCGCAATGGGACAGAACAACTATGAAAACGAATTTGACAGAGGAATCTTTGAAAGCGACAGGGATTTTGATTTCAATGAAAGTAATACAAAATGGCAGATGACGCAGGAAGAAAGACAGAACGCAATCGACAATGCTTTGGCAATTGGAGATATTGGGAAGCTGAAAGAACTGGGATACAATACAAGATATTTGGAATTTTTACAGCAAGTGGAACGGGCAAAGGGAAATGCGGCGATCAAAAAAGCACAAGAAGCACTGAGCGGAAAGAAATATTACAAAGTGGATGATGGAGATGATGACGGGGATGATGGAGATAATGGAAATGAAAAGAAAATCGTAAATCAACACACAGAAGATAGTGTTTATGTAGCCGGTTATGGGGAAATTACAAATGATGTGCTTGAAGATTATTTGGAGAAAGGATATATCAGAGAAACAGTTGTAGGAAACAATATTTATTATACAGCGGCGAGATAGAAGGGAGGAAAAGAAAAATGGCAATCAGTGAATTTACGAGAGAACGGGCAAGGAAAACAAGAGAAAAGAATATAGAAAAAACAAGGTATGATGAAGAAACTGGAATCAGAATGGATAGCGGCAACGATGAGTATTATAAAAAAGCATGGGAAAATTATAAACGAGTGAAAGCATCTGATTTAGCACCAAAGGTAGCAGGGGGAACCGTAAACCCCATCATTTCTTTTGGGAATGTACGGGAAAATCCGGTGCTGAAACGGAAAACAAATACCACAAAAACATACAGTCAGGCATTGACGGAAAACAGAAACAAAGCAAAGGTTTTGGAAAATGGGGCAAAACTGCCGACTGTGATTCCGCCAAAGGGGGATGTGAGTAAGCTGATCCTGCCGGACACCGGGGGCGGCGGTACTGTCAATCCAACGCTAAAACGTAATGAAGTACGTACAAATTATGACTACATGACAGACCGGGAAGCAGCCGTTTACAAGTATTACAGGGATAGAGGACAGGTGGAAAAGGCACAGGAATATCTGGACGCACTGGAAATGGATGTGAACCAGAGGGCAGCCATGCAGAAACAGGAAGACGCAAAGAAGCTGGCAGAGGAAAGCACAGCAGCGGCACTGTATGCCCGTGCAGTGGGAAATATTGGACAGGCGGCTGGGGCGGCATACGCACTGGCAATGGAAGGAGCGGACAAGCCCGTTGACCCATATCACCCACTCATGGGCGGCGTGAACATGAATGAAGGACTTTATGAAGGGCTTATGGGACAGAGTACCGGGGCAAATAAGGTGTTTAAGGATATTGGTCTGGGTATTTTTGACTGGGGTACACAGGCAGCACTTTTGGGACCTGCGACACCTTATGTCATGGCGGCAGGGGCAGCAGCAGGTAACACCAAAGACGCACTGGAAAGAGGCGGCACAACAGACGAAGCAGTCATGTATGGTCTGGCAGGAGGCGCGGCAGAAGCTATCACAGAAAAACTGGGATATGACAGATTATTCAAATATGGCGCAAATGCCATTGCCAAGAAATTGGGGTATGCCGGTTTGTTTGAACTGAGCGACAAAATCGCTGATAAAGGCGCGTTGGCGAAATTTCTGTGGGAAGTCATGCCCCATGGCGCATCGGAAGGATTGGAAGAAGCAACATCAGAATTTACCAATATCGTAGCGGATACGCTTGTTTTAGGTGACAACAGCCAAATGAAGCAGATCGCACAGACAGCCATGGAAAACGGCGCAACAGAAAGCGAAGCTGTGAAAACAGCATTACAGCAAGGATTTTTACAAGTAATATACAGCGGGGCAATCGGTGCTGCCAGCGGCGGTGTCATTGCCGGCGGTATTGGCGGCCTGAGCCGTGCGAAAGGAAGAAACGCACTGGAAATGGCAGGAAATCCAGCAGGTGTGGCAAGGGAAGCCATGACAAACGCGGGAAAAGAAGTGACAAAGAGAATAAACGACATGAGAAGCCAAGGAAAGGCAGAAGTGCCGGAAGGGACAACACAGGGGAATGTATTGCCGGAACAGGGAAATGTGATGGGAAACAGCGAAAATACATCCATGGAGCAAAGACAGGAAAACAAAGCCCTGCGGGATTTTGGTGAAAAATACTATTACACCGAAGGGCAGAAGGTCGTCAACGAGGAGGCGGAACGGAGAGGGGACACATCTTTTATTCCTGCTTTTCAGACATATTACACAGCGGGACTGACGGGTGTGAAAGAAAGCGACATCAAACAGACAGCGGAAACAGCGGTAGCGGACAAGATGCTTTTGAACAGGGCGTATGAAGCAGGCGCACTGGACAGGAAAGAAGATCTGGAAATGCGCTTACAGGGGACAGGGAAAATGACAGACACCCCTGGGGTGGTGCTGGAAACAGAAGCCATTACAGAGGGGCAGAAAGCCCTTGCCAATTTGGTGAGTGAAACTACGGGAGCGGAAGTATGGGTTGTGGACCGAATCAAAGAAGGCGTAAGGGGTACCTTTGACAGAAACAAAGGGAGGATCACCATCGCGCTGGACAGCGGACAGTTTGCCGGGACATTATTCCATGAGAGTGTACACTTCATCAGGGACGCAAGCCCGGAGGGCTTTGACCGACTGCGGCAGGCGGTATTTTCCACGGCAGCTGCTATGAAAGGCATGGATTTAGAAACCTATGTCAGAAAATATGAAAAGATGTATGGGGAAGCGTACCAGCAAGAGGGGCGGGAAATCGACTTTGACCAGATTCTGGAGGAGATGGTAGCGGACGCTTTCGCGGAAGTGGCAGGAAATGAAAAAGCCATGCGAGCCCTTGTGACAGAGCTGAAAAAAGAAAATCCTTCGGTTCTGGAAAAACTGAAGGATTTTGTGGACAGCTTATTAAAGACACTGAAAAGTCTGGTTACAGATGGACGATTTTCTTCTTTTGGCGCAGAGCTGCAAAAAGACATTGATTTTACAGAAAGAATGGCAAAAATGCTGGCAGAGGAAATGAAGACCGCCGGGGAAATGCAGAGAGGGGAAAAGACAAGCATAAAAAATAGAAAACAAGTTTTTTCAGACATAAATTTAGAGGCAGACCCCAAAGTCCCTGGAACCGAAGTTCGTCTCTCCTATAAAAATAAAAACGATCTGCCTCTTATGGAAAATATAACACAGTCAAAAAAAGAAGACAATGGAAAAGAAAGAGAATCAGAAAATAGATTTTCCTTGAAAGAACCCATAGAAGAAACGAAAGACCTGATTGCTGTTCATAACCTGACTGGAGAGAAACTGCGCAAACTCTTAGACTTGCAGGGGATTCCTATGCCGAGTATTGCCATTACAAAAAGCGATGCCACGGCGGAGGATTTTGGGGAAATTTCTCTGGTATTTCGGAAAGATGCCATTGATCCGGCAGACGAAAGAAACAAAGTGTATGACGCAGACGCATGGACCCCAATGTTTCCTACGCTGGATAAAGAGGAATACAGAAAAACAAGAGCGTTTCTGGAAGAACTGGTGCGGACTATGCAGGCACAGACCAAAAGCGGAAAAAATGCCCAAGGGTTTATGGGGGAAAACACCATGCGGGCAGCCATGGCAAACAGATTTGTTTCCTTAGGTGAGATCAAGGAAGCAAGAGAAAAACTGGAGCATTTGCCCAAGGAAGAATTCGAAGCACTGCGAGAAGAAATGAACCAGCGGCTTTTTGGTGTGTTGGAAAAAATTTATAATACAGGCAGCCAAACTGGCATCAATGAGGTTTATGAAATGGAAGATATTGGTGAACAGATTCAGAACATGGCGGAGGAAGCAAAGGGTGTACCGAGTGCCCAGCAGATCCAACAGAATCTGAAAAAAGCAGGATATCCCATTTCCATGGAACTGGCGGAACAGACAGCGAGAGTTTTGGAAGAAATTAAGGAAATGCCAACAGATTTCTTTGAGGCAAAGCCGGAACGTGTGGTGGAATTTGCGGAAGTGGCAGCAGCGGTAGTACCTGATGATCTTGAGGTAGATCTGCGAAAGGCAGTGGAAAACAAAATTCCTCAAGTTCTGGAATATGAAGCGGGAAGCAAAGAAAGCAGAGTACGGAAGCTCAATCGTGTGCAAGGTGTGCGGTTTTCTATCCGGGAAACAGAAGATGGAAAAAAGGTCGCAGTGGTAGACAATGATATTTTGAGCCATGTAGATACTGAGAACTGGAACAAAACAGAAAAGGAAAAAGCGAGAAAAGCAGCGGTGGAAAGTTTGCTTCGTTTTCAGAATGGAATTGTGGTAGATCATCTGAAATATCATGTGAACAAACAAAGCAGAGATGAATATACACGCTCTAATGATGCAGAACGACTGTATAGAGTGGATAAAGAAGCCTATGGAGATAAAATGCGTCTTGCGGCATATATAGATGATGCCATTGTTGCCGCAACAAATTGGAAAGCAGATGAGAACTTAAAACATGATAGAAAAGACAAAATTGTTCAATTTTTGCATGGGGAAACACTGATACAGTCAGGTGATAACCAGTATGTCGCAAAAGTGATTGTAGGGATTACGACAGCAGGAAGGTATTTGTTTTATGATGTAGAAGATTTGAAAAGAACGAAGTTCAAATTAAAAGAGGAATCTTCTACCGCCGTCGTTGGCAATGATACCGTCAACGCCATCCAAGAAGATTCCTCTGACCAAAGCGTAGCACAAGGGAAAAGAGAAGTCAAGGATGTTTCTCAAATAAATGACATGGATATTTATTTTTCCATTCGGGAGGAAGATATTTCCTATGACAGCTTGATTGAAAAGGCGGATATGCCCGTTGTGAAGCTGGATAGTCACGCAATGGATGGAAAGAAGCGAAAAGATGTTTATCCCATAGCAAAACAGAGTGTACGATCGAGAAATCATCCTGATAATACGGAAGAAAAACAATATGTCTACAATGCGGATATAGACAGGAAAATTTTGGTTGGTCGAGGCGGTATCGAGCATTCCTTACAGAGAAAATGGGAAGAAACTGCTGTGATGATGACAAAATTGGGTGAAATTTTGGAAAATGCGGTAGAAATCAATCGGTTAAAGAAAAGGGATGAGGCAGATGAAGCATATGTTTTACTTGGATATGGAGAAGACGAACAGGGGAACGGCTATCCGGCATATTTTGTTGTGAACATTTTTCCTGACGGAACAAACCGACTGGAATATATAGATGTTTTATATTCAGCAAAGGCAAAAAAAATAGAGCCCTCCGCCAATCCCATAAAAAATGGGAACGCGGCCAAGGCTAGAGGCGATTCCGCCCCCTCCTTATCAGGCTCTACCATCAGTATAAAAGACCTATTAGAGGAAGTCAATATACTTTATTCAGACATTCTGCCGCAAAGCGTGGCGGATCATTTTGGAAATACAAGAAGAAAAACGAAATTGGGAGAAAGCGTGCTGTTTTCCATCCGTGAAGAAGCCTACGACGCTTTGGTAGAAGAAAATGAAGCACTGAAAGAAGCCAATGAAGCCCTGCGCCGTCAGCTTGAAATTACGAAAGACGCGGTACATGATCCAGTGAGCGCGAAGAAAGCCGTCAGAAAGTGGCTGAAAGCAATCAACAGTACATACGATGTAGATATTTTCACAGAAAAATTTGTTGCTTTGGCGGACTATGTGGCAAATGCCGGGGACAGAGTGGATTTCCAGCAGGTCATGGGCGCATTGCAGAAGCTGGCGTATGACGCTTTATCCGAAAGCAAGGTTTTGAACACAGACCTTTCCGACGCGTACAAGGACTTCAAGAACGAAGTACGCAAGACAAAAATCAAAGTGACAGACAGCATGCTGGAAGAATTGGAATATTATGGAGGATATATCGAATTCAGGAAGCGGAATTTCGGGAAGCTGAATTTGAGCAGGCAGAGCGGCATTCCGGCGGATGTGTTTTATCAGGAGATGGCGGAAAAATACCCGGGGTTATTGAAAGAAGGAAACGTAAAAACACAGGTAGATATTCTCATAGATTTAGCCAATACTGTGGATAGTTTACAGCCTATCTACGAAAACCCTTATGGCATGAATCTGGACGAATACGCCATGGATGCGGCTTATGATCTGTGGGAGATGTATTTTGACATCGAGATGCAGAAGCCTACCTTTGCGGACAAATACGAAAAGAAGGTAGAGCAGCTACAGATTGAAAATCAGAAGCTCAAAGCGGCGAAAAACAAAATGCGGCAGGAAATGAAAGAGCGGCATGAAGAACAGATGGAGAAAGCAAGGGCAGAAGCAAACAAGAGGCTGGCAGCGGAAAGAGAAAAATATATCCATCAGGTGGATGTTCTGCTGGAAGAAAAATACAAATTGCGTCAGAAGCTGGAAACACAGTGGAAAGCACATAAAAACAGTATGGTGGAGGCGCAAAGAACAGAACTGGCAAGGCTGATAGCAGAGGGGAAAAAGACAGCGGCGGAAATCAGGGAACTGAAAAAAGACAAAAAAGAACTAAAACAGAGAATGGATGAAGTGCTGGAAAGAGAAGACCTTTGGGTACAGGCTTGTCAGGCAATCTTGAGAGAAAACAATAAAGAAATCAATCGTTATAAAAAACAAGTACAAAGGTTAAAAGAAAGCAAAGAAAAACAAAGAGAAAGAGCCATTAGAAAATACGACAGATTGTTAGAAGCAAAATTTCAGTTGCAGGATCGGCAGAAGAAGCAGAGCGAAAGAAGGAAATACGCAAAGTATCGCCGGGTCGTGGAGCAGGAAACAAACAAAATGCTGAAATGGATCACGAAGCCAACAGACACCTATCATGTGCCGGAGGAAATGACAAAGGGACTGAAGGAACTTCTGACAAAAATCGGGACAAGTGATGGAGAAATCATGATCATGCAAAACGATCTGTTTCAGGCAATCAAAGATCTGGAACGGTTCAGACCAAAGGATGGAAAAGAAGAAGCAGATTTTTTTGTGGAGCATGATGAACAGACCATTGACAGCATGAATGAATTCATTGGTAAATATCCGAATGGATTTGATTTGGAAAACCTTCCGGCAGATGAGATGAAAGAACTGGCGGATATATTGCGGAGCATCCATAAGCGGATTACAAACGCCAATAAATTTATTTCATTATTCCGACAGGTGGAAGTGCGAGAAGTCAGTGAGAAATTTTTGTCAGAAAGTCAGAAAATGAAAAACACGATACAGGAAGGACGGACCAGACAGGTTTTGGATTTCTTCAATATGGATTTGGTAGATCCATACAGTTTTTTCACTGGCATGGGGGATTCTGTAAGAAACACGTTATTTAAAGCGACAGAAGAAGGATTTGAACGGAAAATCCGGCACGAAGCGGAAGCAGAGAAATTCATTTCCGGTATTGTTGCCAAAAAGGAAGCGGCTGCATGGAGTACGGCAACACCGACATTATACAAAATCGGCGGCAGAGATATTTATATGACTCCTGCGGAAGTGATGAGCCTATATGCCACATACAGAAGGAATCAGGGGATTTTACATTTGCTGACAGGTGGCTTCAAAACAGCCTTCAACAAATTAAAACGCATGACGAAGAAAGAGGCGGAAACCAGACTGGAAAATTTCAAGCCTTATCAGCCGTCAAGAAAAGAGCTGGAAGATATTTTCAACACGCTGACGGACAAGCAAAAAGAAGTGGTGGAAAAAGCCCAGGACTTCCTTTCCAACGTGGTCGGCGGTTGGGGGAATGAAACGAGCATGGAAATGTTTGGGTATAAAAAATTCAATGACCAGAGATATTTCCCGATCAGCAGCGACAAAGACTACATCAACAATGTATTTGGCGATCCGAACCAGAAACAAAAGGCGATTGTCAACATCGGTATGACAAGACCAACAAACGACCAGGCGAAAAACCCCATTGTAATAGAGGACTTTTTCACGGTATTTGCAAGGCAGATCGACCAGATGAGCAGCTACAACGCTTTTGTACCTGTGATTTCAGACTGGAATAAATTTATGGGATACAAAAAACACAGCAGGGAAGAAGGCGTACAGGAAGTAGAAAGTGTAAAAAAGGAAATCGTAAGAACTATGGGACGAGGAGCCATTTCCTACATTGGTAAATTTTTGGATGATATTCAGAGCGTAAACACAGGAGAAAAAGCACCCATTACAAAAACACTGGTTTCCAACATGAAGCGGGCAAGTGTTGGGGCAAACTTGCGAGTAGCGATTCAACAGCCGGTGAGCATTGTCCGGGCGGCAGACATGATCTCTCCCAAGTATCTGATGATGGCATTTTCAAAAGGAAAAAATGACTTTGAAAAAATATACGAATATGCACCCATAGCACAGTGGAAGGAATGGGGGCATTATGACATGAACATTGCCAGAGGACTTGAGGAAAGGATAAGGGGACAGAGCATCCTCGGAAAACTTTCTGATTACAGTATGGCAATGGCTTCCTGGGGAGATAAATTCACATGGGGCAGAATCTGGAAAGCGGTAGAAATGGAAACACGTGATAAATACCCGGACTTGAAAGGAGAACGATTTGACAGGAAAGTAGGAGAGAGGTTTTCCGAAATTATCAACCGTACGCAGGTGGTAGACAGTATGCTGCATAGAAGTCAGATCATGCGGGAAAAGACCATATACAAACAAATGACGACATCTTTCATGGGGGAACCAATCAAGACTTACAACATGATGAGAAATAGCATTGTGGCACTGATGAAGGACAACACCAAAGAGAACAGAAACAAGGTGGTGCGGTCATTTGTGACACTGACGTTCAACGCGGTAGCGGTTGCGGCGGCTGCGGCGGTGGTGGATGCGCTGCGGGATGATGACGACGATGAAACATGGGCGGAAAAATGGCTGGAAGCTTTTCGGGGAGATTATGAAAAGGCAGAGAGTGGCGGAGAGAAGATCATGGCGTTTTTATCTTCCAACGTGGGACAGAATACAAATCCTTTTACCTATATTCCATACTTGAAGGATGTGTTTTCCGCATTGCAGGGGTTTACCGTGCAGAGGACAGATATTGGATGGGTAAATGACATCATCAAAAGTGGAAATGTGCTGATGCAATACATACAAGGAGAAAGCCCATATACATTTGCAGCGGTGCTTGCCAATACAGCAGCCAGTCTTTCCAAAGCGACAGGTTTGCCTATTGCCAGTGCGAAACGTGATATGGAAGCAATCAAAAATACTGTCATCAATCAAGCGATGGGGCTGGAAGCACAGTACGAAAACAAAAAGCTGACATACGCCTTAGGCAGTGAAAAGAATGTTTCTGCGTATGTAAAAATGATGATCGACGCCAAACTGAGCGGCAATGACAAACTGGCAACCAGAATTTACAACGAGATGGTAAATGCAGGGATTTCCAACGAAAAAATGGAAAGCCAGTTGGGAAGCAAAGAAAAGGAAAAAATCAAAAAAGACAGCGTGGCAATGGAGGCAGTGGAAGCATACGCCAAAAAGGATTATGATACATACACACAAAAACTGGATGAACTGCGGAAGAAATACAGCCAGAAAAATATCGAGAGTGCAATCAGAAGTATGTACAAAGCAGCATACGGAGAGGATGATATTGAAACATTCGACACGATCTCGCAGGAATTCTGGGAGAAAGAGGAAGAAGTGGAAAGTTCCCAATTCAAAACAGTCATTGATGCCATGATGGAGGCGAAGTTATCAGGAAAACTTGGAGAAGCCACAAAGCTGTATAACTATATGGTGAACAATGGACTTCCAAATGACAAGTTAGATTCTGCCATTGACAGTAGGGAAAAGGAACTGCTGAAAAACGATCCTTTGATAAAAGAGGGAGTGGAAGCTTTCCATGAAGGAGACGCAGACAGATATGTGGATATTGTGGAACAATTAAAAAATAAAAACTACTACGCAAGAAATGTGACAAGTGCCATTGAAAGCATGCATGACAAATTATACGGGGAGGATGATGAAGATACTTTTGAAACCATCACGCAGGACTTCTGGGAAGAAGATGAAGCGGATGAGATGGTAAGCTATGAGTTGCTGTTTAACGCCTTTTGGAACGGAAGCAGAGGAACCTATAACGAAGTTTGGGGATTGCTCAATGCTGCGGGGAAAGAGGACAAGAGTATTCGAGCCAGTATGAGAAATCGGTGTTATGACGCATACTGGAAGGCGGAAGGTGAAGGAAATACAGAAGAAATGAACAAAGCCGCGGCAGAATACCAGAGAAACGGCGGGAAACTGGAAACACTACTGAAACCGCCAAAGGAATAAAGAAGGGAGGGGGAAACCCCTCTCTTTTTTTGGTAGGATGAATGGGAGGTGATGGGTATGGAAGCGGAATTGATCATGATGGGGCTTTCTTCCATTTGTTCCTTTCTGGCGGCGTACACGATGTATAAGATCCAGAAACGGGAAAAGTTGGAAGAAGAAAGAAGAAAAGCGCGGGACCAGGAGCACAAGCAAAAAGAAAAGGCGAGAGAACAGTTTGAGTTATATCTTATCCGCAGCAACAATGCAGCCATGGCACTGGGAGAAGCAACGGCAAGGGCAGTGCAGCGGATTCCTGACGCAAAATGCAACGGGGATATGCACAAGGCGCTGGAATATGCGGAAGCGGTGAAACATCAGCAGAAGGAGTACCTGCATCAAAAGGCGGTGGAGAACATTGTCTGAATACGAAGTAATCAAGAAAAAGAAAAAAGAATTTTCAAAAAAAATCATGAACATGGAAATGGCGCTTTTGTGGGTAAATACATTGGGTGTATTGGGGCTAGCGTATCTTTGTGTATTAAAATCATTTGACGCGGCTTTTCCATGGCTGACGGCTATGGTGACGCTGCCATGGGCGGCATGGGGCGTTAGCAAGACGGGGTATACCATGAAATCCGTGAAAGAGAACACGCAAGGAGGAATTGTCTATGAAAACATGATGCAGAACAAAGGAGGCGGTGTGTGATGCTGGAAGTTGTATGTGCATTTATCCTGGGGTTTTTGATAGGCGCAGGATGTGAAGGAGCAATAAAGAAGTGAAAGGAGGATGGGAATGAAAGAAGTGAATATTCAGAATCTTTTGACAGTGAAAAGCATTGTGACACTGGTTTTGACATTGGTATTTGCGTACCTGTCTATTACAGGGCATATCAGTGGGGAACAGTTCCTGACCATTTTCAGTGTTGTGATCGCTTTCTATTTTGGTACCCAGTACCAGAAGGGAAAGGAGGAGGACAATGGTACCGATTAAAGTCAATCTGGCAAACCCTGCAAATTATGGAGGGAAAAGAAGCAAGATCGAGTACATTGTAGTACATTACACGGCAAACGATGGGGATAGCGACGAAGGAAACGGAAGTTACTTCCACAACAATGTCGTGAACGCATCCGCTCATTATTTTGTCGACGGTGACAGTATTACCCAAAGTGTACCTGACAATTATGTCGCATGGAGTGTAGGCGGGAAAAAATATCCAAACTGCGGGCAGACAGGCGGCGGGAAGTTCTATGGGAAGTGTACCAACAGCAATTCCATTTCCGTGGAACTTTGCGACAAAGTGAAAAACGGAAGATATGATTTCACGGAAAAGACACTGCAGAACGCCGCAGACTTGGTACGTCTGCTCATGAAAAAATATGGTGTGCCTGTGGAACGGGTGATCCGGCATTTTGATGTGACCGGGAAAAAATGCCCGGCACCCATGGTGGATAATGTGCAGATGTGGAACGATTTCAAAGAAAGGCTGGTGGAAGAAGTGACAAAGTATTATGAAAACATCAATGAAGTGCCTACATGGGCAAAGCCTATGGTACAGGAGCAGATCAATAATGGATGTTATGCAGACAAAAATGCACTGCATCTGAGTGATGATATGCTGCGGACAATGGCGATTATGCAGAGAAATAAATAAAAAAACACACCTATTTTTTGCGGCGTGTTGCATGGCGTGTTGCATGGCGTGTTGCATATGTGATTGTTTTGTTTCAGAAATGATATGAAAATCTCAAAAATGGCGACCGTAAAACATGTTACAAATGGCGGAATATCAACGAAAAGTTGAGTTTTCCTGGTTTTGTTGTGATTTGAATGATTATGATGTTAGAGAGTTCGAGTCCCACCAGCCGCACTGAAGAAACCTTGAGAAATCAAGGTTTCTTTTTTTTCGTGTTGCATTTTGTGTTGCATCACTGAAAATGTTCGGAAAAATAGTGGTTGATTGTGCTGGAAATTTCTTGTTCTTTTTGAATAATAATGTGCTGATATACACCTTTGAGCATGGCATTCGTAGCGTGCCCCATACGTTTCATTGCATATTTATCTGGAACATTATTAGCAAGTAGCATAGAAGCGTAATAATGGCGTAGATCATGAAAGCGAATATGAGAAATACCAATCTGCTTTGTCAGTGTAATAAAATTGTTTGTTACCTGAGAAGGAAGAAGATTGACAACAGGTTCAGCGGCTCTTTTGCCAGAAGAAATTTTCTCCAATTCTTTTCTTGTAAATTCTGGCATATCAAGAATACGGTTGCCAGAAAATGATTTAGGAGATTTTTCTACCCACTTTTTCTCATCATTCAAAACAACGGATGTTCTGACGTGAATTTTATTTTTTGAAAAATCAATGTCACGCCATTTAAGACCACAAATTTCACCACGGCGAAGACCCATTGAAAAGGCAAGAAGAATTGCCAGATACAAGGGGGTATCTTTGGAAAAAGACAAAAGGGACTGCAATTGGATTTCTGTTGGGATCTGCATTTCCTTTTTTTCTTTTTCCGGCAAAGATGTCCGTAAGGTAAAGTCTGGCATGTAAAACGTCAACGCTGCGGAAAGAAGTCCATGCAGATTTCGGCAGGTTTTTGGTGACAAAGTAGCAGCATACATGTTAAACTCTCTTTGAACCATTTGTCGGGTAAGTTTCTGCATAGGAATTTTACCGATATTTTGAAAATGGTTTCTTTGTAAGGAACGATAGCTGCGAATAGTAGCGGGAGAAAGAATATTCGATTTGCTATCAATATAATTTTCAATGGCTTGAGCGACAGTCATGGTTTCAGCAGAACTTCTGCGGGATTTGTTCATTTGGAACTCTGCTGCTAGATACTCAGCCTCTTTACGGGTGGGAGCGGTAAAACGCTCATACACCCGTTTTTGTTTGCCGTTCACAGTAACGGTGTGGCTATAAGCCTGTACAGACCAGTTACCGGACGGCAGTTTTTTTGCTTTTGCCATAGTTTCGACCTCCTTTGATGGAAGGTCGCCATTTTTGAGTTGAGATTAAAAATTAGTCAATAATTTTTTCAATAACAAGTTGCAAATATAAAGGATATGAATTTTCATATCTGGAACATATTATTTTTATATGCTGCCCTTCAGATAATGTGTTAGTATATTCATCTGGAATAACAATCTCAGTATTTGTGAGATGGCCGGAAGAAAAGCAATATCGTAAAAAATGAAGATCTGCTAATGAATTAAAAGAAAATGGGGATAATATAAAACTCTTATCTTTTAGAGAATAAACATATCCATCAAGATAACAAGTGTAAAAATGAAAGTCTCTATAATCTTCACATCTGAGTTTATAATGTTTCCAATGAAAATAACCGGAAATATCAACATCAGGAAACGAAATTTCTTCTTCTTTTGCGAGATATTCATTTTGCAAATCAAGATATTTTCGAAAGTATTCTTCACGGATAGAGTAGACTCTATCAGACATTAATGAACGACAAAAATTTTCAAGGTTATTATGGTTATTATGATACGGATCATCTGGATATAATATGTCGTAATATTTCCAAAAATCATCACCGTAGGGTGGAGAAACCTTATGTTTTAGTTCATCTGTTTTTTCTTTTAGTTTTGATGCAAGAATAAAAATGATATATCCAGCTATACAAATTACATGAAAAGAATCCATACAATTCTCCTTTTACGTTTAGAATATTGTTATTTAATAAAGATCACGTTCCAGTTTATCTTTTATTTCTTCGGTAGAGCCAGAACCAAGGCAGTCCAAACAGGGGGTATATCCTTGATGAGCTGCGTTTTCTATATTAAAGATATAAAAACCATTATCATTATTTAGGTGATAGCAATCATACTTATGATAACGGTAACCCGTTGTTGTGGTTATTACTGCGTATTTATGATAGAATTCATATTCGTCGTAAATTTTTTCTAATTTAGCTTCCGAGTAAAAGTTTTTTTGCTTATATTCATTTTTATCTTCTTCTGCTTGTTGATATTTTTCAAAAAGAGAATTGTTTTCTTCTTTTAATGTATGGTTCTCAATGCAGAAAACAATGTTGCCTACAATACTGAAACAAAATAAAAGAAGGACTGAAACGAACAAAGCTCTTGGAGATATTTTTTTGAGATTACGCTTTGTTTTTATGTTCTTTTCAGTAGAATTATATTGTTTGGAAGTATTATAAAAATCAGCAGAGGAGGGTATATCATTATCTTGAATGATGATATCTTCTGTATCTTTTTCATAATTATTATGAGATTCTATCACTTTATCGTTTAACTGTTCTTGTACTCTTGCAATCAATTTTTTATCTAAATCACAAAAGGCATTATCAATAAAAGCAGTGCGATAAAAAGATAAAATTTCGTTTGTACAATTCGTTTGCGCAGCATGATTATAAAAATAGTTTTTTGTATTTGTACCTGTCAAAGAATAGAATCCAGATTGATAAAATTCAACTTCGAGTATTCTTCGAAAAGCAACCAATGTGGGACTTTGCGCATCCGTTCCAATTTTGTGGGACAAGTATGGCAGTCGTTCAGCATAAACTTTTTTCAATTCATCAAAAGATAAACCATATAATGAAGAACAACCCAATAAAACTTTGTTTGCATAATCCTTTTTGTATTTCGCGGACAAAGGTTCGTTGGAGCCAGATAAAAAATGCTCACAAACTTGCACGCATAAAAACATAATTGTGGAAACGGATGCATAGCGACCTCCAAATAAAAATGTACTTGAAGGATTGTTATATACATATTTGCAATAGAAAATCGTTTGGCATGCAAGAAGGTCTAAATCTGAAGGATTTTCATTATCAGAAATAATAGAAGATAAAATTGCATCTAAATTTTTTTGTTGCTTTTTGCCCTTTGCTTTGAAGTTCATTTCTGAATCGTAAACGTCTGGATTCAATTTTACATTTTGGCTGTCATTCATATTCGGATTCCAGTGTTTCAAAATATAAAGAGCCAACAATGACCATATAACAGCTGCTGTCATATTGGGAGCAGTGTCAACACCCATGGTCAAATAAAGTACAGCAAAAAGAAGATAAACGACGGCAGCGTTGCAAAAAACAACAAGTCGACGTTTCTTTTTTGTCCAGACAGATTTTGAAAACTTGCGAATAAGTAAAGGAATGCCAAGGTAAAGAACGATGGTTAAAGCAAGGTCAAGAATCATAGATAATCCTCCTTAGTTCATTTCACATCAGACTGAAAAGCAATGGCTTTACCAAGAATATACACTTGATCCAGCTGATCCTGTGCGTAAATCATATCCTGATATTTGGAATTTTCCGCCTTTAGGATCAGCAGGTTCTGTTCTGGGTAATAGACTACACGTTTCAGCGTTACATCATCACCGATAGCAACAGCTGCGATTTCGCCATTATCCACCATATCCTGCTTACGGATGAAAACAATATCCCCGTCAAGGATACGGGCGTTTACCATGCTATCACCTTTGGCACGGAGGCAGAAGTCCGCGTGGATGTCAGAGCCGGCTAAAATATAGCTTTCCCGATCTTCATTGGCAAAGATGGGTTTGCCGCAGGCAATCTCGCCAAGCAGCGGGAATTTTTTTAATTTGACGGGATAGATATTGTCAAATTTAGATAAATCCAAAGAATGATTCATCGGAACATCATAGCCCATAAGCCATGCTTCACTTACGCCAAGAGCCATACCAAGAATAGATAGTTTATTTTGGCGAGGTTGAACTTTTCCAGATACATACTGACTTAAATCATTTTTACCGATACGAATATCATATTTTTCACACAACGGTTTGCATTTTTCCAAAATATCAACTTGTTTCAAACCGGTCATGTTCATATATTCCTTCAGTCTATCGGAAGTTGTTTTTTTCATAAAAGTATTCACCACCTTTCAAAAAAACAATAGCACAAATTAAACATAAGTTCAATACAAAATAAAAATAAATTCAAAAAAATTGAATTTTGATATTGCAAAATGGAAAATCGTATGATATGGTAAAGATGTTCAAATAAATTGTACTTTTGAAAGGTGGTGAATGTATGTCTTATGATTATGGGAAATTAAAGGGCAGAATTGTAGAAATTTTTGGTACACAAAAGAAATTTGCAGAAAGTATTGGATTTTCGGAAAGAACATTGTCATTAAAGTTAAATAATAAAGTTGCATGGAAACAGGACGAGATTTCCAAGGCACAAGAACTTCTTAAAATTGAAGATAAAGAAATTAACGATTATTTTTTTAATAGAAAAGTTCAATTTATTTGAATATCCGAAAGGAGGAGTGATGATTGGATAAATATGATGAAATGCTTTCTGAGTTAGAGAATCAACAGAAAGAAATCAAAGAGGCAATAGAAAAAATAAAAAGAGTAAAAAGCATATCACAATGTATTGCTCCAAAATGTGGAAATTGCAGACATTTTTATCAGCATTACATAATCAGCAATGTAAAAAATGAGAATGAAGTTTATTTCTGCAAAGTAAGCAAAGGGCATTGTTCATACCCAAGATTAAAAGACAGAAACGAAGATGATGTATGCAATTATTTTGAACCAAAGGAGAAGCGGATCACTGATGATATTCCTTTGTTCAAATGCACAGGAATGAGATAAAACGAAAAGAAACCAGACAAAAATAGAGGAACAGAGGAAAGAACTTGACAGGAAAAATGGAAAGTGGGTGATTTCATGAAATCGAGATATGGCATCGTAATTCTGGTTAGTGTATTCACAACATTGTTGTTTCAATGCATTATGTGTCAAGTATTTCATACTTTTTGAAATCAAAAGAATGGAAGAAACAGGAAAGGACAGATATAAGATGGACAAACAAAAAAGTATGTCATTGGAAAACGCTTTGGAACTACTAGGATTTTTACTGGAGTGCAAGGAAGGGGAAACAGCGGCTTACCTGACGGCAAATGAGGGAGCGTTTCAGGAGGCAGTAAAAGTGGCGGCTTCCTGTATCGAAAAACAATTACAGATTCAGCGGATCATAAACAATGCCATGCGGCAATGCATGATTTTGCTTGAGGAAGAATGAGGTGATTTTATGAAATCAAATTTTTCCTCTAAGGACAGAGAACTGCTAGGGGAAATCATCAAAAACATGACGCTGTACGGCTACAAGCGGGAAGATGTAGCCGTCATGCTGCATATTTCCGCCACCACGTTAGGGAGAAGACTGCGGGAGCCTTCCACCTTCACGGTGGCAGAAGTCAGAACATTACAAGAAAAGTTGAACATCAAAACAGAGAACATCATTTGAAGGTTGCCATGAAAGAGTTGAGATATGTCTGCTGTAAGATTTGCGGCATGAAATGGAACATAGCAAAAGGACAAGATACCAAAAACGGGTATGTATGCCCACACTGTATATACGAAAGGAAGAACAGAAATGGATATGAGAGAAAAAGCCATGGAAAGAGGGCTGGACGTCGGGAAGAAAATTAAGCACATTCGCCGGCGGGTAAACGGTGAGGACAACGACTACATCAGAAAAGGTGTGGTGGAAGGGCTATTCCGACACATCTTTACAGTACGGATGGAGGCGGGGTATGTGGTGAGCTTCCGATACAACGAGATTTTAGGAAAGGAATCAGAAGGGAGGGTCACACTTGTTTGATCTGGAAAAAATCATGGTGGTTTGTATGGTGATGGTGTTTTTTACAGTGGTATGTTTTGGGGTGTTGATAGAAGAAAACCGGAAACTGAGAAGAAAGGTGGAGCAATATGAAATTCACGGACATTGCCAAAGTGGCGAAAAGAGATAAGGTCTGCTACATCATGGACGATGTGGACGGCAGTCAGTGGTTAAACACCATGGATGCAGTTTACCGATTGGAAGGACTGCCGAAAATGACCAGTGATGATTTTCTGAACCTGTTGGGTGTACCAGAGGACAAGAAAAACAAATGGGAAAGTGGAGAAATGTTTGACGAAGCGGGGCTGACAAAAATAGACAGGTTCGGAGAAGTGGAACTGACAGCTGATCCGGCGGGGATTTCTGTATTTTACAACGGCATGTATCTGACGCCATTTTATACGACGGATGGGGTGTTATGGATGGACGAAGACCTGCTGGAACCGGTGCGGAAGATGGACAGCAAGTATTTAGCTTTTTTCCTGCGAGGCGAAAAGGGAAGAAGAATGGTGGCTGTGAAAGATGGATTGATTCTGGTTGCTGTCATTTCGCCGGTGGTCATGAATGATGATTTTATGGACAAGATCAATATCATGTGGAGAAAGTGCAGACAGGAACGAGGATGGGAAGGAGTGGAAGAAAATGAAATCAGTGCAGATGATCTTTATCACGGAGAAGGGGCAGAGAGTAGTGAATCAGAGCCCGCAGATGCTGGACATGGCGGCAAAGATTGAGGCTGTTGGGGGCGTGGATATTGTTCCCATGAATCCTATCAGTGAAAGAGTATATCTGGCATATGACGCCCAGAAGAACCCGGATGGACCTATGTATGACGGATGGGAAGGGGAGAAGAAGCTCATCCACGGGAAAGGGTTGCTGTTTCGCATGGTGGGCATGATGATCAAGGACCTGACGGAAGAAGACATGAAACAGATGGAAGGAAAAGTAGAGATCATTGGAAATCAAATGGAATTGGAGGCGTAGGGATGGAATACATCAAAGGACTGCTGGTACCGGTGAGAGGAGAGATCCGGCGGGTGGTCATCAAAAACGAACTGAAAGCATTACAGGAAACGGTGGGCGGATATATCGAAACGCTGACACTTGCAGAAGGTGTGGTGCTGATCTGCAACGAAGAAGGGAAGCTGCTGAAACTGGAACCGAACACGCATTTTTATACCATCAACGGGGCCTTCCTTCTGGTAGGCGAGAATGGGGATGAATTCGGGGATTTGACGGAAAAGCAGATGGAGCAGCTGGAAGAATTATTTGCATAAAAAAAGAAGGGCGTTCTCAAAAAGAGAGAGCGTCCTTCCACAGATAATTGAATACGAGATACAGTTTTATGATACCAAAAGAAGGTTGATTTTGCAAGGGACGGGGGTCCCTATGGCTCCTTGATAATGTAATTATCTTTAGAGCCATATCACTATAAGCAGATAGGAATTGAGAGATACATAATTATGAGGTGGAAGGATGCCGAGATATATCAAAAGAATTTGGGCAGGGGATGTATACGAAGCGAAAGAATATTTCTCACCCAGAGAACGAGGAATGAGCTGTGAGAGAGCAGCGAAAGAAAATTTATCATCGGAGGAAATGGCAGAGTACAACTGTCTGGAAGCAAGAAGGAAATGTGCAAGAATGGTGAACGCAAATTTCCGGCAGGGGGATTTATTTTTGACGTTGACGTTCCGGGAAAGGGTAGATGTGGAAAATGCCCTGAGGTTATTCAGAAATTTCATCAGCAGATTGAAACGGCTGCGGAAGCGGAAGGGATACAGTGAGCTGAAATATTTATATGTGGTGGAGAGCAAACGGAAGCGGGAGCATATCCATTTACTGATCAACAAAATGGACATTTCCATGAAAGAGCTTTCCGAGGTATGGGGGCTGGGTCGTGTGATGGTTTCCATACTGGAACCGGGTGGGGACTACACGGGACTTGCATACTACATAACCAAAGAAAATTACAAAGAATACGGCAAGAGATGGAGCGGAAGCCGGAATTTAGAAAAGCCAAAAGTAAAGGTCACTTTGGTTTCGGAGGAAAAGAAAACGAAGCGGCTGCGGGTGCCGAAGAATTACAAGGTCATTGAGGAAGTACAGTATTATTCAGAAATCACAGGACACACAAGATATGTAAGAGCGGTGAAGATCGGAGGCGAGGACTATGGCAATGGAAAAGAAGGGGAGCCACACATGGAGCATCCTGACAGGGAAGGATAAGCGTTGTTTTGTAACCGGGAGAGAAAATGGTTTGCAGAAGCATCACATCTATCATGGAAGTGGGAAACGAGAGATTTCAGACAAGAATGGTTTCTGGTGTTATCTGGTGCCGGAAAAACATCTGGCTGGGCTGGGCGGTTTGCATGCGTACCCGGAGAATGGTCTGGACAGGGCTTTGAAGTGTATCTGTCAGCGGGAATACGAGAAAACACATACCAGAGAAGAATTTATCAAACTGATCGGAAAAAATTACATCATGCTGGATCTGGAAGAAGCGGAGAAGCGAAAAGCGGAAATGGAAAGCATGGTGGAGGAAAGCGGATTGGAACAGTACAACAGATTTTGCATGTTGAAATATGGGACATTGCCGACAAATAACTGTTGGTTATGTGAATACGAAAGTCAGTTTGTGGAGGAAATGGGAATGTGCATTCATGGAGAGGAGGAAGGATTTTGGATCATTTGAGAGGGATGGTTTGCAGAGGGATCGTCTGGGTGGTTTGTTGGTGGAATAAGGGAAGAATGCCGTTTTGAGGTGAGAACATGAAGAAATTATGCGAGCTGAAGGATGACGAGAAAGTTATTGTCAAATACAAAGAAGGCATGACAGAAGTCATTGATGCAGGGGAAATCGAAAGCTGCATTGCCTACAACGAAGGATTTTCATTGGAATTTCACACAGCCGTAAAAGATACCTTAAAAATTGATGCAAAAACATTGATAACCACGCTGACGGAAATGCTTGGGGATGATCAGTATGAAGATTGGGCGGAGGATATGTTTTATGAGTTGATTGGAGAAAAAGAAACACAGGAATTTGTGGAAGCATTTAACAGAGCAGCGGAAAATAGAGCGACATACTGTATAGGTGAAGCGATTGATCTGGAAAATTAGGAGGAGCGGTATGAAAGAATTGAAAATCTATTTGGAAATCATGGGGCTTGCGGAGGATGAAAACGGAAATCCAGATGCAGCGGGTTTGAGCATTGGCGGAAACATGGTACCAGAGGATGAGTACGAAGAAAAAATGGAGGAAATCAGACAGAAAGTGACCATCAAAGATGTTCTGTGGTTCACAGGATTGGGAATGTTTGTGGAGGAAAAAGACTGCCGGTTTATTTTTCAGGAGGAATATGAGGAAAAGTACGGGGAGGACTGACCATGGATACATATAAAAAAATTGAGATGTTTTTATGTGCGCAGAAAGAAGCGGAAAAGCAAGGGAAGCATGAATTTACTTGCCCCCTTTGCGGCGGACGTGCGAAGTGGGTTAGATATTCTCCTAACGACCATTTGCACGTAGGGTGTGAAAAATGTGAATTTCACATAATGGAGTAGGAGTGATAAGTATGCAGAAGCCATTATATGCGGATGCCATTGCTTATTTTGAAAAGCTGGAAAAGAAACATGACTACCAGGCAAACAAGGCAAAGTGGCAGGGACGCAGTGAGCAGGAGACCGAAAACATCCAGCGGAAAAAGGAATATGCAAGGATGGCAGCGGAAGCGTTGCGGGAAGTGGGAGGAAAACAAAGTATGAAAGTGGGAGATAGAATCAGAAATATGAATAATGAGGAATTGGCAAAATTCCTGTCAGAAGAAGTAGTGAAAGTAGAATATGCCTGTCATGTAGTTTTTGATAAGCCTTTTGGAGAAGACAAGGTAAAACAACAGAAACAGGAATTTTTTGAAAAATACAAGTACTTGATGGAAAAAGAGATATAAGCAATTAGAAATTTTGAAAGTTGGGTGATGAAAATGAATTGTAAAAAGTGTATCCACGATCCAATATGCCAATTATGGAGAGACCAAGAAAAGCAGGACGCATCCTGCTATGTGGAGGAAGCATGCTTCATGGGTGTGAAAGAGGTACTGAACTGGACAAAGGTCAGCCTTGAGAACAGAAAAAAAGAACTTTTGAAGGAAAAAGAGGAACTGAAAAGAGAGAAAAAGAAGCTGCGAAAGGAAAAATATCCATGGGGAACCCGATGAACGTAAAAAAACACTTGAAACAGCTGGTCTGCCCATGTAAGGACTGCCGGAAGCGGCATGAAAAATGCCATGGCAGCTGTGACCAGTACAAAAACTGGGATGCAGAACAGAAAAAGCTGAAAGCGGAAATGTGGAAGGAAAGAAAATCAGAACATGAAGCGGATGAGCGGAAAAAGGCAGCAGTGCGGAGTTACATAAGGAGGAAGAAGCAGAGATGAATAAAGTGGTATTGATGGGCAGGCTGACAAAGAATCCAGAGATCCGATACGCCGAGGGAGAAAATCCGGTTGCAGTAGGGCGGTATACGCTGGCAGTCAACCGAAGATGGAAGAAGGAAGGCGAATCGGAAGCGGATTTTATCCCATGTATTGTGTTTGGGAAGTCTGCTACCTTTGCGGAGAAATATTTTTCCAAAGGGCAGTTGATTTGCATCGTTGGGCGTTTGCAGATGAACAACTGGACGGACAGGGACGGCAATAAACGAAGGAGCATGGAAGTGGTCGTGGAGGAACAGCACTTTGCAGGCAGTAAAAACGAGAATCAGGAGCCTAGGAGAGAGCCAGCACAGGATGGGTTTTATCCGGTGAGTGAGGATATCGAGGATGATGATCTGCCGTTTTGAGAGGTGAAGGTATGAAAACATTGATCAAATACCCAGGCAGCAAATGGAGAATTGCAGAATGGATCATATCATTTTTCCCAGAACATCACAGCTATTTGGAACCGTTTTTCGGAAGTGGCGCCGTACTTTTCAACAAAGAAAGAAGTCACATCGAAACCATAAATGATATGGACGGGGATGTGGTGAATTTTTTCGACTGGGTGAAGCGTGACCCGGAACGGCTGGCAAATGCGGTATGGAAGACACCATATAGCAGAAAAGAATACGACAGGTCATTTCAAAAACAAAAGGATGATTTTCAAAGAGCATTGTCATTCTGTGTAAAACTGAATATGGGACATGGGTTTCGGACTTCTGGCGGAAAAGTAGGATGGAAAATGGATGTGCAAGGAAGGGAAAGAGCGTATGCACTGAGAGATTGGAACCAATTCCCGGAACGGATTATAGAGGCAGCGGCCAGATTGAAAGAAGTACAGATAGAATGTAGACCAGCACTGGATGTGATCAGGCGGTTTGATTTTGAGAATGTGTTGATATACGCAGATCCGCCGTATCTGCTGGAAACGAGATATGGGAAGCAGTACAGACAGGAAATGACAAAGAAAGACCATATAGAGCTGCTGGAAGTGTTGATGGAAAGTAAGGCAAAAGTGATTTTAAGCGGATATGAAAGCAGCCTATACGACAAAATGCTGGATGGATGGCAGAAAGCATACATAGAAAGTATCACACAAAATGTGCAGAAAAAAAGAATGGAAGTCATTTACATGAATTTTGTACCTGAAAAGCAGATGGAGTTATTTTGAGGAGGGAAAGGCATGTATAAAATATTAGAAAAAATGGAAGCTGCTGCGGAAGAAGAATACGAGAAAATCTTAGCAAAGTGGGGAGTGTTCCACAGCGCCCATGAAGGATATGCAGTTTTACAGGAAGAAGTGGAAGAAGCCCAGGAAGAAATGGAAAGTCTGCGAGAAGACATGAAAGCACTATGGGGCAAGATCAGAGAAGATGCGGAGGACGAAGCGGCAGGGATCGCAGAAGAAATCTATAACGATGCCATGAAATGTGCAGCGGAGCTGATGCAGGTGGGAGCCGTATGTTTACGGTTCATCAACAGCAATGGAAAGGATTGGGGAAGATGAAGAAGAAAAAAACGAGGATGTGTACGCTGTTCAACTGCGACCGCAGGCATGGAAATGTATGCTGTGCGGACTGCGGGTTCAGACCAAAATGCAAGAATAGCTGCCAGAATGAGCCGGAGAAATGCGGTTGCGTGAAAGGGGACGAAGACCATGAAGAAAAATGCGTATGACGCCGGGAGAGAGGACGGGCTGTATCTGGCGTTAAAGATCGTCAGAGAAGGCGGGCTGGAAGCGTTGGAAAAGGAGATCCGGTTTCGGAATATCACAGGGATCAAAACATCCTTTGCCATGAAGGAGATAGAAGGAGCTACGCAGGAGATCAAAAACAATACCATTGATACGGTAACTTGCCTTGCGGTACATACCCTCCATGATGAATTTGGTTTCGGAAAAGAAAGGGCGGCAAGATTTATGGAGCGGTTTCAGGAAAAAACATCTTGTTTGATTCATGAACTTGTTTTCTGGGAGGATATTGTGGAAGAAAACAAAAAGATGGGGATTGAAACAAAAATCAGGATGCTGGAGTGAGGTGGTGAGATGTGCCGAACGGATGCATCATCGTGAAATGCCCGTATTTTGTGCGGGAGAATCAAACAACAATCTTTTGTGAAAGCAATATCGGCAGTGGATTTTATGCACAGGTTTTTCGGACAAGTGTGGAAAAATCAAAGTATATGCGGGCGCATTGTGCGAATTTCCCAGACATGAACTGCCCTTATGCGGACTATTTAAACGACATTTACGGAGGAGAAGAAGAATGACAACTGCGGAAAAACTGAAAAAAGCAGAACAGAAAGTGAAGCGGCTGGAAGCACAGGTGAGAGGGCTCCAGAGATCCGGCGCATATCTGAAAGAATCATATGGAAAGTTGGAAATGATCAGAGGGCGTGAGCGGGAAGCCATGAAGGCGGAAGCGGACCTGCTGCGGACGATCCTGGAATGTGCAGTGGTAAAGATGGGAGGACTGGAACTGGAAACAGAAGGCATGGTAAAGATGCTGGAAGGAAAGGAAATCGAGTATCAGGCAGACCCGGAAAAGCATGTGATCTGTATAACAGTGAAGGACAAGGTGTAACTTGTTGGTAACTTGCTGGTAATTTGTTGGGGTGGGGGACAGGAAAAAACAGATATGATACAATCAGGATGTACGTTTTTTCTCACCCCTGTATTTTACGGAAAAAGGCATCAGACAGAAGTCTGATGTCTTTTTTTATTGCTCTGGGCATGGGGGAAAATGGTGCAAGGTTATGTCAAAATGGAAAAAACGGGGCAAAGGAGGGGTTTTGGTATGCAGGCGAGGGATTGGACTGCCATAGAAAATGAATACGTTACAGGCGAGATAAGCCTGCAAAAATTAAGCGAAAAATACGAGATACCACTACGCACCATCAAGGACAGGAGCCGAAAAGGCGAGTGGAGCCGGAAGAAGAAAGAATTCTGCGCTGAGACCGCACAAAAGGCAAGACAAAAAATCATGAAAAAAGAAGCTGCCAGACTGGAAAAGCTGAAGGGGGTAGCGGAGGAGCTGGCGGACATCATCAGCCGAGATGTGGAACAGCTGAAAGAGCAGCATGGAAAGAGCAAAACACTGACGGAAAGCGATGTGAAAATGATCAAAGAGTTGACGGTGGCGCTGAAAAACATTGCCGATGTCATGCGGGACGTTTACGGACTGCCTACCATTCGAGAAAAAGTGCTGCTGGAAAAACACAAGGAATGGAGAAAATCAATAAAAGATGCGGAAAAGGTCACAGGCGGCGTGATCTTCCTGCCGGAGGTATTGGAGGTGGTGGAAGATGCGGACCATTTGGACGCCACAGCCGAAACAGATTGAGTTTTTGCAGCGGGGGGAGTATGAAGCATTTTACGGCGGAGCTGCCGGAGGCGGCAAAAGCGATTCCCTTTTGATGGAGGCATTGCGGCAGGTGCATTTGCCAAATTACAGAGCGTTGATCATGAGAAAGACATTTCCGCAGATGACAGAACTCATAGACAGAAGCGAGGAATTATATCCACAGGCGTTTCCAGGCGCAAAATTCAACGGAAGCGAGCACGTCTGGAAGTTTCCAAAAGGAGCGAAGATCTATTTCGGTTCCATGCAATATACCAAGGATAAGACAAAGTATCAGGGGAAACATTTCGATTTCATCGGATTCGACGAACTGACACATTTTACTTACGACGAATATACCTATTTGTTTTCCCGGAACAGACCGTCAGGACCGGGAACACGGGTTTATATGCGGGCAACGGGAAACCCCGGCGGGGTCGGTCATGGGTGGGTGAAGTCAAGGTTTATCACGGCGGCACCGCCAAAGACGACCATATGGGAGAAATACAAAATTGAAACACCAGACGGGAAGCAGCTGGAAATGAAGCGGAACCGGATATTCATTCCATCATCGGTATTTGACAATCAGGAACTTTTACGAAACAACCCGGAATACCTGGCATCTCTGGCGATGCTGCCGGAAAGCGAGAAGCGGGCGTTATTATACGGCGATTGGGACAGCTTTAATGGGCAGGTTTTCAAGGAATGGAGGGACGACCCGGATGGATACGAAAGCCGGAGATTTTCCCATGTGATCAATCCATTTGAGATACCAAGTCACTGGCAAGTGGTACGAGGGTTTGACTTTGGGTATGCGAAGCCCTTTTCCGTTGGGTGGTATGCCGTAGACGAAAAAGGCGTCATGTATCGCATTGCGGAGTATTACGGCTGTACCGGGACACCAAACGAGGGGATCAAAATTACACCACAGGAAATTGCGGCGAATATCAGAGAAATGGAGCGTACACATCCGTTATTGAAAGACAGGGAGATATATGGCATCGCTGACCCTTCTATCTTTGACAAGAGCCGGGGGGAAAGTGTGGCAGGCATGATGGAGCAGCACCCATATTACATATTGTGGGAGAAAGGGGATAACACCAGACTGGCGGGAAAGATGCAGTTTCATTACCGGCTGGCTTTTGATCAGGAAGGGAAGTCCATGTTTTATTGTTTCAAAACCTGTAAGCACTTCATACGGACCATACCAAACCTTGTATATGACGAAAGCAGGGTGGAGGACATCGATACAAACGGTGAGGATCATATTTACGATGAGTGCCGATATGTTTTCATGTCAAAGCCCATCGCGAAACCACGTCAGATAGAGCGGTTTCTGCCGCCGGAAGATCCTCTGGACCTTTACGCAGAGGAAAGAAACAGCGACAAGTACGAATTTTACCGGATTTGAGGAGGGAGAACATGATCGAACAGAGCAAAGTCAGAGAAGGGGAAAGAATGATAGATCAGAACAAAGTCAGAGAAGGCGAAAGCATTTTACAGGAGTACAAAAACGGAAAGACCGCACTGGAAAAGCGTGTCATCGCCAACGAACAATGGTACAAGATGCGGCACTGGGAGCAGATCCGCAGAAAGGACAAGGGACCACAGACAGCGTCTGCATGGCTGTTTAATTCCTTAGCCAACAAGCACGCAGACGCCATGGACAACTACCCACAGGCAAACCTTTTGCCCCGTGAGGAGCGGGACAAACAGGATGCGGAGCAGTTATCCAAAATCGTGCCGGTGGTCATGGAGCAGAACGGATTTGAACAGACCTACAACGACGAATGGTGGGACAAGCTGAAGAACGGTACCGGGGTTTTCGGTGTGTTCTGGAATGCGGAAAAGGAAAACGGACTGGGGGATATTGAGATCCGTGACGTGGACATGCTGAACATATTCTGGGAGCCGGGGATTTCGGACATCCAGAACAGCCGGAATGTATTTACCATAGCGTTGGTGGATACGGACATTTTGCAGGAAATCTATCCTGATATGCGGTTCAAAGGTGACGGGGCGTTGAATACGGCGGAGTATATCCACGACAGCGCCATTGACACTTCCAAAAAATCCATTGTGGTGGACTGGTATTACAAAAAGAGAGTAGGCACAAAGCTGGTGCTGCATCTGATCAAATTCTGTGAGGGGAATCTGCTGTATGCTTCAGAGAATGAGGAAGGCATGGAGAACGGTATTTATGACCATGGGAAATATCCCTTTGTGTTTGATGTGCTTTTCCCGGAAAAGGACAGCCCGGCAGGGTTTGGGTATGTAGACATCATGAAGGACGCCCAGATCAGCATTGACAATATGTGGATTTCCTTTGAAAAAAATGTGAAGCAGCAGGCAGAGCCGAGATATTTCCGCAAACAGGGGGCGGGCATCAATGACAAACAGTTTGCGGATTTATCCAATTCCATTGTGGACTATACAGGGGATCCAAACGACATTTTGCCCATACAAGTGAATCCAGTCAGCGGTATTGCAACCAATCTGTATCAGATGAAAATTGAAGAACTGAAAGAAACATCGGCAAACAGGGATTTTTCTCAGGGGAGTACAGCAAGCGGCGTGACAGCGGCGTCTGCCATTGCTGCGTTGCAGGAAGCGGGGAGCAAGACAAGCAGGGATATGATCAAAGCCAGCTACCGGGCATATGTGGAAGTGGTTTCTCTGGTGGTGGAGCTGATCCGGCAGTTTTACGACCTGCCGCGGGAATTTCGCATTACAGGTGTGGGCGGTGACACTTTTGTTTCATATGACAACAGCAACATCAAACCACAGCCCAGGGAAACGGTCATGGGTGTTGAGGTGGGCGGCAGAAAGCCTATTTTTGACATCAAAATTACCAGTCAGAAAAGCAGCCCATTTTCCAGAATCGCCCAGAACGAACTGGCAAAGGAACTGTATGGAGCGGGACTGTTTAACCCGGAACTGGTGGATCAGGCGCTGATCTGTCTGGAGATGATGGACTTTGAAGGGAAAGACGCCATTGTGCGGAAAGTGGCGCAGAACGGTACCATGATGCAGCAAATGGAACAGATGCAGGCACAGATCGTACAGATGGCAGGCATCATCGACAAGCTGACAGGAAAAGACCTGACGGGAGCCGTGACACAAGGGACGGTGGGAGCGCCTATGCCAAACAAGGTGGAAGGGACAGGCACCAGTGTGAACCCTTTGGGGGATGCGCAGAAAACCAGTAAGCAGAACATTACAGACAAGGCAAGGCGGACGACGCAGGAACGGACAGCCGTGAAGTAAAAAAACTTTGCGTCTCAGGCAGAGCCCTCAAGCCGCAAAGTTGGAGACAGAGGTAAAAACAGAAGTTCCGGCGACATGCTGTCTGGAAACTTCTGCTTTTGTCCTCGGCGGAAGTGAATTCCGCCTGCGGATTCCAGAAAAAAACAATTAGGAGGTTGGGATATGATAGAAATCACATACAGCATGGAAAATGGGCGGTACACTTTGGAAGCCAAAGGACATGCCGGATACGACAAACACGGGCATGACATTATTTGCGCTGCGGTCAGCGCCCTTTTGCAGATGGGCTGGGCAGGACTTCGGAACGAATGTGGTGTGATAGGTGAAATGGAGCAGGAAAGCGGATATTTCTTTTTTGATTGCACTGTGACCAATGAGGAAAAACAAAAGGAGGCAGACACACTTATGAGGTCTGTCATTTACGGACTGAAGCTCATTGAGGATGGGGCGCCAAAGTATCTGAAAGTACAGCAAAAGGGGGGTGGGGGAAATCAAAATTGATTTTTCCTATACTGAAAACAGACACGCGGGAAAGACCGCAGAGGGCACGCCGGAGAGACGGCAGAGAGGACACGCGGGAGAGACCGCAGAAAGGGGATACATCATGGAAAAATTCAAAATGGACTTACATCTCTTTGACGAAGGCGCGGCAGGCGGCGAAGGAGGCGCTGCGGCTCAGGGACCGGAAGCAGGTGCACAGGCGGAAGGAGGAGCCCCAGAGGGCGGTCGTGACATGGAAGCGGAGTTTGACAGTCTGATCAAAGGCGATTTCAAGGACACCTACAACAAGCGGGTAAGCGGCATCGTGAAAGACCGACTGAAAGGCAGCAAACAGACAGAAGCCAGTCTGAGGGAAGCCAGAGAAGTCATGGCGCTCATGGGCGAGCGGTACGGACTGGACGGCACCGACGCAAAAGCGCTGAGAGCGGCACTGGAAAACGACAGGCAGTACCTGGAACAGGAAGCCCTGGAAAAGGGAATGAGCGTGGAACAGCTGGCAGAAATGAAGAAAATGGAGCGGGAAAACCGCAGTTTCCGGCAGGCTATGGAGCGGCAGCGGGAACAGGCAGAGTTTGACCAGAAATTCCGGGCATGGAGCGAGGAAGCGGAGGGACTGAAAGAACAGTATCCAACACTGAATCTCATGGAGGAATTCAACGATCCCAACTTCATTCGGCTGCTGGACAGTGGTGTGGGTGTGAAAGCTGCCTATCAGGCCATCCATTTTGATGAGATCATGTCCGGCGCTATGGCACACACAGCGCAGACCGCACAGAAAAAAGTCATGGACAGCGTGAAAGCCAACGGCGCAAGACCGCAGGAAAACGCAGCCCAAGGGGCAGCGGGTGTATCCGCCTATACAGACGTTAACAAACTGACAAAACAGCAGAGAAAGGAAATCGCGGAGCAGGTCATGAGAGATCCTGACAAGCGAATCACATTCCGATAAGGAGGGAAAACACATGAAATACAAAATGGATTTGCAGCTTTTCGCAACGACAATGACAACGGATACCGGCACATTGTCTGCGGAAATGAAAACATATTACGACAACTGGCTCATCGACAACGCAGAACCCAACCTGGTACACGACCAGCTGGGGCAGAAAAGACCCATTCCCAAAAACGGCGGTAAGAAAATCGAATTCCGCAGATACAAAGCACTGGCAAAAGCCATGACAGCCATCACGGAAGGCGTAACACCTGCGGGAAACAGTCTGACCGTTACAACCAAAGAAGCAACGGTCAAACAGTACGGCGATTTCATCCAGATGTCCGATGTACTGCTGCTGACTGCCATCGACAACAACCTGGTGGAAGCGGTGAAGCTGCTGGGACATCAGGCAGGCAGAACACTGGACACAGTTACCAGAGAAGTTATCAACGCCGGTACCAACGTACTGTATGCGCCTAAGAGCGACGGCACGCCTGTCACACAGAGAACCAATCTGGACGCAACCTGTATGGTGACAGTGCCTCTGATCATGAAGGCTGTGGCAACACTGAAAGGGCAGAACGCAACGCCCATTCGTGACAACTGCTATGGGGCTATCGTGCATCCTTTTGTGGCATACGACATTATGCAGGACGAAAAATGGGAAGAATGGAACAAGTACACAAACCCTGAACACATGTATAACGGGGAAATCGGCAGAATTGGCGGCGTGATTTTCCTGGAAAGCACAGAAGCGAAAATCTGGGAAGATGCGGCAAGCACTTCCCTGTCTGTATTCTCTACGCTGGTGGTTGGTGAAAACGCATACGGCGTCACAGAAGTTACCGGCGGCGGCTTGCAGACCATCGTGAAACAGCTGGGCAGCGGCGGCAGCTCTGACCCTCTGGACCAGAGAGCCACAGCGGGCTGGAAGGCACTGAAAACAGCCTGCATCCTGGCAGACGAATACATGGTAAGAATCGAAAGCACATCCAGCTTCAGCGAAGCGGCAGCCAACTAAAGGAGTGATACGAGATGGCAGAAAATAAAGAAAAAACAATGGAAGAAAAGATGCTGGAAGCTCTGGAGCAGGTAAAAAATGAACTGGCGACGGTGAAAGAAGAAAACGCAGCCATGAAAGAAAAGCTGCAGGAAGCGGAGAAAAAAGCAAAAGAAGCGGCAGAAACCGCAAAGGAAGCCAAAGGCGAAAGCAAGCTGACAGAAGCCCAGAAGCGGGCAAAGTTGGAAAGAGACATGCACGCAGCCATGCAGAAGGCGAAGGAAGACACCGTCATGGTGAAGATTCCAAAGACAGAAACGGAAAGAGAAGACGTTTTCGTGTGCGTAAACGGCTGTTCTTACCTGATCCAGAGGGGGCAGGAAGTGGAAGTGCCAAAGTTTGTGGCGGAAGTGCTGAAAAACAGCGAAGAACAGCGGGAAGCGGCTTACGAGCTTATGGAAAAAATGGAAGACAAAAACAAAGACGAATAACAACGGAGGAGGGGGCGAAAGCCCCCTTTTTTTCAGACGCAAAAGGCGTCTGTCGGACAAAGGCTCATTACATTCGAGCCTATAAAAAAGGAGTGATGTTATGATCTCGATTATTGGAAAACAGATGATCTTTCCCAATGAGGAACAGACTTTTGTCATCGGCGATGACGAAACCGTCAGCAGAGAGTTTATCATGAAGCGATATGAAGCGGACAGGATCGACCTTTCGGCGCTGACATTCCGGTTGGATTTGCAGTACAAGAGCGGCGCAAAAAATACGGCGCTGCTGGTAAAGAGTATTCAGGATGAAACCATCACACTGCTTTGGGATGTGACAAAAGAGGACTTCCCAGAAACAGGGACTGTGTTCATTGACATGAGAGCCTTTGACGATACCGGGGCGGTACGGTGGACAACAGTGAAAACACCTATCTTTGTGGAAACCACCATTGACACACCGGGGGACTACACGGGAGATTTGAGCGAACTGGAACAGATGGAGGCAGCCATTTCCAAAGTGTTGGACAGTGAGGCAGACAGAGTGGAGGCGGAAAATCAGCGGGTACTGAATGAAACCGTCAGAGAAGAAAAGGAAAATGAACGACAGACAGCAGAAACAGCCAGAGAACAGGCAGAAACAAAGCGTCAGGAAGATACAGCAGATGCCATCAAAGCGGCACTGGAAGCGGCGGAAAAAGCAAATACAGCAGTAGGACCACAGGGACCAGTGGGTCCGATGGGACCGGAGGGACCACAGGGACCAAAAGGCGATAAGGGCGAAAAAGGAGATAGAGGGGAAACAGGTATCCAAGGACCGACAGGTCCACAGGGTCCAATGGGACAGACAGGACCGCAAGGGGAACCATTTAGATACACAGATTTCACACCGGAACAATTAGAAGGACTGAAAGGACCAAAAGGTGACAAGGGAGACACCGGTCCGCAGGGTTTGCAGGGAGAAAAAGGAGAAAGAGGCGAACAAGGACCACAGGGCGAAACAGGACCACAGGGAGCAACAGGACCGCAGGGGGAGAAAGGTGATACAGGGCTGCAAGGACCAGAAGGACCAATGGGTCCAACAGGTCCGACAGGTCCAAAGGGTGACAAAGGAGAAAAAGGGAATACAGGTGCGCAGGGTCCAGAAGGGCCAACAGGCCCACAAGGCCCACAGGGCGAAACAGGTCCACAAGGCCCAGCAGGCCCAACAGGCCCACAAGGTCCCATCGGAGAAACGGGGAAAGGACTGCAAATTCTGGGATACTATGGGACACTGGATGCATTGAAACAGGCAGTCAAAACGCCGAAACCGGGGGACGCATACGGCGTCGGCAGTGCTGATCCATACGACATTTATGTGTATGATGGGATTTTGAAAGATTGGAGAAATAACGGGAAAATTCAGGGGCCACAAGGCCCGGCAGGACCAAAAGGTGACACGGGGGCACAAGGTCCAAAGGGTGATACAGGTGCACAGGGACAACAAGGTCTCAAAGGTGATAAGGGTGATAAAGGAGACCCGTTTACCTATGATGATTTCACACCGGAGCAGCTTGCAGCATTGAAAGGGGAAAAAGGCGATACTGGACCAACAGGACCACAAGGTCCAAAAGGGGAGAAAGGTGACACAGGGCTGCAAGGTCCAAAAGGAGAACAAGGACTGCAAGGCATACAGGGGATTCAAGGACCAGCAGGACCAACAGGACCAAAAGGTGATCCGGGTGACGAGGGACAGCAAGGACCAAAAGGGGAAAAGGGAGATCCATTTACATACGCAGATTTCACAGAAGAACAACTGGCAGCATTGAAAGGACCAAAGGGAGACACTGGCGAACAGGGTCCAACAGGAGAACAGGGACCACAAGGTCCGGCAGGTCCGAAAGGAGATACGGGAGAAGCTGGTGCAAAAGGAGATACCGGTGCACAAGGACCACAAGGTGTGCCGGGAGAAAAGGGCGCAGACGGAAAGAGCGCCTATACGGCAGCAGCGGAAAACGGATACACAGGAACGGAACAAGAATTTAACACCACACTGGGCAATCTGGGAAATTTGAATACAACACTGGATGCCATCAATGGGGAGGTGATCTGATGGGAACGACAACAGAAAAACTGACTTACTTACAGGGGACAAAAGACGCCATCAAAAACGCCATTGTGGCAAAAGGCGTGGAAGTGCCGGAGGGAACCACATTTCGGGGATATGCGGAAAAGGTGGGAGAGATTCAGGTAGGTGGAGGAATTTTAAATGCAACAATAACACTGGAAAATGAATTAGGGAAAGATGGGAGTTTGAACTTATATTTTGTAACAGAGGATGGAAGAGAAGTAGAGATGTCTGGGAATTCAATAAAAAACGAAAAAATAAAATTTGGAAGTCCCATATTATTGTATTATGAATTTCGCGATATGGTAGGATCTGATACTTTGATTAACGATAAAAATGAAAACATTAAGATGTTTGCAATAGGGGTTGCTCAGTTTATTGCTTATTACCCAATTACAGAAGAAAGTATTAAAATTAAACTTTATCGCAATCTTTAAGGAAGAAAAGAGGAAGTATAATGAAATTACGAGAACTTTTGACAACCGTTGACCAGCTCCGTCCAAACGCCTTTACAGACGGAGAGAAGATCCGCATGGTGAACACGGTGGAAGGTCGCATTTACAAAGATATTTTGAGCAAATACGAAGGGGAAGAACC